CTGTCAATGAGAATGATCGCATCTTCTCAATCAACTTCCGAACGGGCGTGACGTCCGGCGCCATAAAAACCGTTGTATGCAACTTAGACAACTGTCTTGGTAAGTCGCAACAGGAATTCTCGTCACCGACCCATACGTTCGGGCCGTACACACGAGATAGGAACTTAATCCCAAATTTCCCCCGCTTCACGGTCTCACATTCGGATATGAAACCCATGTCAGCGGCCGATTTCTTAAACGCGGCAGGATTGACATTTGGTGTCAACCCATCATCCCCACCGTAGATTCCGAGTGCCTCAAAGGCTTGCTCATAGCTACGGCGTCCACCATCGACAGGTGTCAATAGTAGGCCCCGGAAACCAATAAACTCCCCGCTGAGCGTATTCGAGGTCGTAGTGTCTGGTGACCCCGAAAGCTGCTGATAGCGGACGCTGTACTTGACGCCACACTCGCCCACGGCGGGTATGTTCTTGACGTCGTTCTGCAAGTCGAGTAGTTCATCGTGATAACAGTACCTGAAGTACCTCACGAGACACATTCTCAACAGAATAAATGAGATTTCCTTCGTACTGCCATCCTGGCGATGGATGTCAGTATTGGATGCGTCTTCCGCTGTGCGCAGAATACTCACCACATGCTCAGAAATTTCCTTCGGATTCTTCCCGAACGCATAAAAAGGTTTAGTCTTCATGTATTCGGAGAATGCGTAGATAAAGCGTGAATAATCGCGCTTCACCCTCCCATTGATTGTTGAAATGGGCCGAGGATCTTTAACATCCTGGTAGGCCTCTTTCTTCATGAACATCTTAACGATCCGCTTAGGCAGTTCGAATGCTGCGGCATCTAAGATCCGGCGCTGCGACGGGCGCGCCTGACGATCATAGACTTCGTCGATGTCAACCGGGTGACCCATATGGGCGTCACGAGCCGGTATCAATAGGTTAACGAACGCTATCATGTCACGCCTCATACCAGAGGTCATGATACTCGTGTCCACTTTCGCGGTATCGAGGATGCGTCCTTTAACACATTGCTTCTCGTTTTCAACGCATTTGTCTGGAGCAAAAGCGCCGTGTACGAGGGGCGTCATGAATGCTACCAACGAGGGCTTGGCAGCAGGATC